ACAGCATTAAAGAATGTAAATACACAGGCACAAAAATTTAATCAAACTGTAAACGGAACAAATAGTAAATTAAAAGATGCAAATAAAGCCTTACCTATATTGCAAAAGGGTTTTTTTGGTGCTGGTGCTGGTGCAAAAGGGGCGGCTTTAGGTTTTAAAACTGCTGGGGCTGCATTAGCAACAGCTTTAGGGCCACTTACTGCTGGACTTACGGCAGTAGCTTTTTTGACAAAAGCGTTTGGAAATCTTGCGGCGGCTGATTTTGCTAGTGCAAAGGTTAAGACTCTTGGGGTTGATGTAGATACCTTAAATCCAAAACTTGCAAGCTTATCTAATCAGTTAAGTGGTCAAGTTTCTCAACTTGATTTGCTATCAGCATCTTATGATGTAGCATCTGCTGGCTTTGGTGAGGTCGCAGAACTTTCAGACGTTTTAAAGGCATCACAATTAGGTGCAACTGGTGGTTTTTCTGAATTGGCTACTGTTGCTGATGCAACTACATCTGTTCTAAATGCTTATGGTTTGAGTTCAGATCAAGCGGCTAAGTTAGTAGATGGATTTATTCAAACACAGAATGATGGTAAAATTGTTGTAGATCAATATGCACAACAGATAGGTCGACTTGCACCTATAGCTGCTGGTGCTGGTGTTGGGATAGATGAATTAAATGCTGCAATATCTACTGTCACTGCAACTGGTGTGCCTGTTGAATCAACCTTTGCTGGACTACGACAAGTTATTGCGGCGATACAGAAGCCAACAAAAGAAGCCTCTGACGCAGCAAAAGAGTTAGGCATAGATTTTAGTGCGACAGCTTTAAGTACAAAAGGTCTAGGAGGTGTATTAGAGGAACTTGTTGCAAAAGGTGGAGCTAGTGAAGAAACCCTCGCAAAATTCTTTGGATCTGTAGAGGCAAGAACAGCAATTTTACCTTTGTTAAATGATCAACTTGTAAGTTTCAATAAAAATTTAGAAAACCAAGCAAATGCTCAAGGCACTGCGGCTGAAGCTGCATTTACAGCATCAAATACAATTCAAGGACAACTTACAAGACTTGGTACAGCTTTTACAAATTTAACAACTGAAGGATCTGAGTTTGGAATTATAATAAGAGAATCTCTCAAGGTAGCCGCAGTTACAGTAGAGGCTTTAGGGGCTGCATTTAAAATTGTTCTAGCACCAGTAAGAGCCGTTGTTGCTGCTGTAGGTGAAATCGGATCAATTATAGCTAACGCACTTGGAATAGAATCAACTAATGTTTTATTTAATTTAGAACAAGGTTGGATAGGTATTAAAGAGGCTATAACAGACGCTTCAGATAGAGCTATTTTTATTGGTCAAGTAATTGGTGGTGTGATTGGTAATGCAGCTTTAGCAGTAAGTGAGTTTGTAAATGGTGTGAGGCAAAAGATAGGAGGACTTGCTCAAAAAATTGCTGACTTTTTTAGACAAGCTTTTGAAAAAATACTTAGCTTTATACCAGAACCAATTAAAAGATTATTAGGTGGACTTGAGTTACCACCGATAGATATAAAAATAAAAGGTATAAAAGATTTTGGAAAAGATTTTCTTAAAGGTGCAAAAGAAAAAGCTGAAGAACTAAAAAATACTGTTATTGAGTTTAGTGGTGTTGAAAGACAAATCACTGAAGAAAATAACAAACAAATTGATGCAAAAAATAAAATAGTCGCTACAAATGGAAAGATAAAAACATCTGTTGATGCTGTTACTAATGCTGAAAAAAACGCAACAGATCAAGCAGATAAATTAAAAGATAAATTTATGAAGATAGGGGAAGATATTGAAAGAGGTATTGTTACAAACTTAACTGATGCTGTGATGGGTACTAAATCTCTTGCAGAAGCGGCAACAAGTGTATTAAATAATCTTAAAAGACAACTTATTGAACTTGCTATACAAAAAGCGGTGTCTGGAATAGGAGGTAAGATTGGTGGATTTTTAGGTGGCTTGTTTGGTGGTAAGAAAGAGAGAGGTGGAAGAGTATCGGCTGGTGGTGCATTTTTGGTTGGTGAGAGAGGGCCTGAGATTTTGCAAATGGGTTCAAAGGGTGGCAATATAATTCCAAACAGTGCTATTGGTAAGGGTGGCGGCACTACTACAAATTTAGTTACAGTGAATGTAGATGCCTCTGGCTCATCTGTCTCTGGTAATACTGCTGATGCAAACGCACTTGGACAGGTAATTGGTCAAGCTGTACAGGCTCAACTAATTAAAGAAAAACGTGCTGGAGGTTTATTAACTAGATAAATGGCAACCTTTCCAAGTATCTCTCCGACCTACGGAATGAGAAAAACAAGCTCACCAAGAATTAGGACAACTTCTTTCGGTGATGGCTATGAGTTTAGGGCTTTGTTTGGCTTGCCTTTGACTCAAGATCCTAAAATATATGATTTAACTTTTAATGTATCAGAAACGGAAGCTGATGTTATAGAAGGATTTTTGAGAAGTAGAGTAAATGATCAGGCAAGTTTTACATTTACTCCACCAGCAGAAGGTAGTTCTCAAACAGGTACTTATTCGCAATCAGGGACAACAGTTACAATAACTATTGCAAATCATGGTCTAGCTATCGGTGATGTAGTAACTATCGACTACACCTCTGGATCAGCTACTGATGGAGATTTTGCTATAGCAACAACAGCAGATGTCAACACTTTTACTGTCACAGCAGCCTCATCTGCTACAAATAGCGGTAATGTCACAGTTACTTTGTCTGGTGCTGGCCAATATGTTTGTCAATCTTGGACTAAATCAATTCCATATAACAATAGAGCAATTTTAAATTGTACTTTTAGAGAAGTTTTTGAACCCTAATGGCAATTCCTACAGCAGAACTGCAATCATTATCTAATAAATCAATTATTGAACTTTATTCAATTACTTTAGTTTCCGCTTTGCATGGATCAACTGATGTTACTAGGTTTCATTCTGGTGTCGGTATGAAAAGTAATGCAAATATTATTTGGCAAGGGAATACATATACAAAATTTCCAGTAATAGCAGAGGGTTTTGAATATGTAGGTCGTGGCACTTTACCTAGACCGACTCTCACAGTCTCAAATGTTTTAGGAACTATTACAGCATTGATGGCAACAGCAAATGCTACAACACCTTTTAATGATCTACAGGGAGCAAAATTAATTAGACATAGAACAATGGCGCAGTTTTTAGACGCTGCAAACTTCCCATCAAACCAAAATCCATTTGGCACACCAGATAGTAATACAGAATTACCACAAGAAATTTATTTTATAGATAAAAAAGTTATAGAAAATAGAGATTTTGTACAGTTTGAATGTGTTTCTGCGCTTGATCTTGAAAATATTCGTGCGCCAAAAAGACAAGTGACCAGAAAAGATTTTCCTTCTGTTGGTACTTTTACATGACTTGGAAAGAAAAAGCTGCTAAATATGCTGTTGAGTGCCTTCCTAAAGAGTGTTGTGGTTTATTAGCGATAATTAAGGGCAAAGAAACTTTTTGGCCTTGTGAGAACCTATCAGAAGCACCTGACGAATACTTTGTAATGTGTCCTGATTCATGGGCTGAGTGTGAAGATCAAGGAGAGCTTATTGGTGTAATACATTCGCATACTTATGGATCTGCCCTACCATCTGATGCAGACAAAGCATCTTGTGAGCATTTAGGTTTACCTTTTTACATTTACAGTGTAGAACATAAAGACTGGTATAATTTTAAGCCTAGTGGATATAAGTCTGGACTTTTTGGTAGGACATGGATTTGGGGAAAGCATGATTGCTGGTCACTAATAACAGATTATTTTTTTGAAAAAAAACAAATAAAACTAAAATTTTGGCCAAGACCAAAAAGCTTAAAGGAGTTTGCTAATAATCCTTATTTTGAAAAAGTTTTGACAGGTTCTGGATTTGTTGAAGTATCTAAAAATGATATACAAGAAAATGATGTTTTATTAATGGTTGGATCAGAAAAAAAACTTAATCATGTTGCTTTGTATATTGGCAATCAAACTATTTTTCATCACAACATAAAACAGTTGAGTTGTAGAGAGATTTATGATTTAAGATATATACAAGCTACAAAAAAAGTTTTTCGATATGCAACTTAGAAAACTAATAGTTTACGGAAGGCTTAGACAGTTTTTGGGTCAATCACATTTTGAAGTAGCTGTAAATAATCCTAGACAGGCTTTTGCTTTTTTGTTTGCAAATTTTCCTAATGTAGAAAAACATATGCAAGACCAATTATATAAAATAAAAATGGGTGATTTAGAAATAACAGAGGATATATTTGAATTAAAAGGCAATGGAGATATAAAAATTATTCCTATAGCTGTTGGTGCGAAATTTGCTGCCCCTATTCTTTTAGGTGCGGGGGCTGCTGTTGCTGGTAGTGCGATTGCAGCTACGGCATTTGGAGCAACTGTTCTAGGTGGATTCATTGCTAGTGGATTAACTGCTATTGGAACTTCAATGATTATTGATGGAGTTACAAGTATTATTGCACCAACTCCAAAAGTACCAAATTTCAACGCCTCTGATTCTTTGTCAGACAATGACCCAAACGTACAGGCCAACTTTGGTTTTAATTCAATTATCAATACTTCAAGAGCAGGTGTTCCAGTCCCAATAATCTATGGAGAAGTATTTACAGGATCAGTTGTAATTAGTTCTGGTATTGATACAGTTCAAGTGGAGGGTACAGCATAATGGCTAAAGGAAATTCATCTTCAGGCACTTCCCCTTTCACAACCACTTCTGACTTAACAAACCCTGATTTGCCAGCAGACTCACTGGCATCAAAGCAATTTCAAACAATAATTGATCTTATATCTGAGGGGGTAATCTCAGGATTTCCGTCTGCAACTGGTTCTCAAGGTTCAACAGAATACAACACAAGTGCTTTAAAAGACGTATTTCTTAACGGTACTCAAGTCTTACAGCAAGCTGCTGGTACAAGTCCAGATGAAACAGATTTTAATTTTAAAAATATTACTTTTGAACCTAGATTTGGAACTTCAAATCAAACAGCTATAGAAGGAATCACAGAAAGTGAATCAGAAACTGCTGTCGGAGTCGTAGTTACAAAAGCTAGTCCTGTTTCAAGATCAATAACAGATACAAATATTGATGCGGTTAGAGTAACAGTTGCATTTCCTCAACTACAAAAATTTGAAGATAATGGAGACATAAATGGGGCTGAAGTTCAATTGTCAATTCAAGTTATACAAAATGATGGAACAACTACAACTCCAATAACGGACACAGTGAAAGGTAGAGCCGCAAGCACATATTTTAGAGATTACAAAATTAATTTACCATCTGGCACAAGTTTTCCTGTCACAATCAGAGTTAATAGAATAACTGATGATAGCACCGATTCATTTTTGAATGATGTTTTTACATGGCAATCTTTTACAGAAATAATTAATGAATCTAGACCTTATGCTAACTCTGCTCATTTAGCAATACGCTTTGATGCTGAGACCTTTCCATCTGTCCCTTCAAGAATGTACAGGGTCAAAGGAACTCTTATAAAAATTCCTCACAATGGTACTGTCAGGGCTGATGGTTCAATATCTTATTCTGGTACTTTTAACGGTACTTTTAAATCTGATAAAGAATATTCAAATGATCCAGCATGGGTGCTTTATGACTTGTTAACAACTTCAAAAGGATTTGGAGATCATATAGACACTACACAATTAGATGTTTTTAGTTTTTATTCTGCCTCTGTTTATTGTTCAGAGCAAGTAGATGACATGACAGGAAATAATACCACTGAAGCTAGGTTCTCAACTAACGTGGTTTTGAATACCCAGCGTGACGCATATTCGCTAATTAATGATTTAAGTTCTGTTATGAGAGTAATGCCTTTTTATAGTGCTGGTGTAATAAATATATCTCAGGATAGACCCACAGATCCAAGCTATATCTACAATTTGAGCAACGTAACCGCAGAGGGTTTTTCGTATTCCAATGCAAGTAAATCAACAAAGGCAACTGTTGTTAATGTTGGATACTTTGATAATGAAACGCAATCTATAGATTATGAAACAGTTGAAGATACAGCTTTACAAGCTAAATATGGAATTGTTGTTCGTAATTTAAAAGGATTCGCCACAACTTCCAGAGGGCAAGCTGCCAGACTTGGTAAGTGGTTTTTGTACACACAATCTAATGAGGCTGAAATCTGCTCATTCAAAACATCTATTGAATCAGGAACAATAGTAAGAGTTGGAACAATAATATCTGTTCAAGACCCAATGAGGGCAGGGGTTAGAAAAGGTGGAAGGATTAAAACAGGAGTTTCTACAACAGTAATAATTGTTGATCGTGGAGATTTGCATGGTACAGACATGACTCATGATTCTGGAGCTACTTTAAGTGTAATTTTGTCTGACGGAACATTAGAGACCAAAACTATTACAAGCATAATTGGGACTACTATTACTGTTTCATCTGCATTTAGTTCTGTGCCTTTAAGCAACTCTGTTTGGGTTATAGAAAGTACAGCTTTATCATTGCAAACTTTTAGAGTTTTCTCTGTCAAAGAAGTAAATCAACTTGAATATGAGATACAAGCTGTTGCTCATAATCCATCAAAATATGCAATTGTTGAAGATGGTTCAACATTACAAACAAAAACTATAAATAATTTTACTGCCCTTAAACCATCACCAAGTAACTTATCAGGGTCTGAACAGATTGTGGTTCTAAATAATCGTGCTGTATCTAAATTGTTTATTCAATGGCAGCCTGTTTCTGGAGTTACAGAGTACATGGTTCAATATAGATTTAAAAATGAAAACTTTATTTCTGAAAGGGTAAAAAGACCAGACTTTACAATATTTGAAACACAACTTGGAACTTATGAGGTCAGAGTGTTTAGCTACAACGCTTTAGGAAAGCCTAGCACTACACCATCAACAACAACTTTTACAACTGTAGGTAAGACAGCTTTACCAGCAGATCCAAGCGGATTAACTTTAGAGCCTGTATCAGATCAGTTTGTGAGGCTTAGATTTAATCCAGCAACTGATGTTGACGTTTTACATGGTGGCACAGTATCCGTCAGGCATACACCCTCTATTAACCCAGCAGTAGCAACTTTTCAAAACTCCACAGAAATAATACCTAAACTTGCTGGAAATATCACAGAAACACTTGTCCCAGCACTTACAGGAACTTACAGCATTAAGTTTATTGATGACACTGGAAACAGGTCAGATAATGCAGCAAAAATTATAGTTTCAGCACCAGATCCACAACCTAATCAAGTCATTCTTACAGAAAGAGAAGATACTGACTCACCACCATTTCAAGGTGATAAAGTTAATACTTTTTATGATGCAACTTTTGATGGTTTGTTATTAGACGGTACTTTGTTATGGGATTCAATAACACAAAATATTGATGATTTATCTAATGTTGACTTCGCTGGCCCAATAAACTCAAGTGGTAGTTATGAGTTTCAAAATAAGGTTGATATGGGTGCAATATTTAATTTGATGTTAAAAAGAAGATTTGTCACCTCTGGCCTTTTTGTTAATGATCTAATTGACTCAAGAACTGCAAATATTGATACATGGACAGAATTTGACGGAACACAAGCAGATGATGTAAATGCAAAGCTTTTGGTGGCAACAACTGATATAGACCCAGCTACTTCAGTTTCAGCTACCTATGGACAAAGCGGTACAACTATTACTATCACAAAAACCGATCATGGATATTCTGTAGGAGATTTTGTTGTTATTGATTTTACTGCTGGTAGTGCAACAGACGGCAACTATGAGATCCAAACAGTACCAAATGCAAACACTTTTACAGTTACAGCAAGTGCTAGTGCGACCATATCAAGCGGAACTTCATGCACTTATGGGGCTAACTTCACTCAATTTAATACTTTTGCAAATGGAGAATACACTGCAAGAGGATTTAAATTTAAATGTGAACTAGAGTCAAATGACCCAGCCCAAAATATCAATGTTACTGAACTTGGTTTTGAAGCAAGTGTAAAGCGTAGAACAGAAACTGTAAATACTTCTATTGCAAGTCAATGTGCAACTACTGGCTCTGCTAAGACAGTTACTTTTGCATCACCATTTTTTACAGGTACTGGATCTCTTGGAGGATCAACAACAGCATTTTTACCAACTATCGGAATTACTCTTGAAGGTGCAGCAAGTGGTGATTTTTTCAATATAACTTCAATAACAGGCACACAATTTGTTATAGAAACAAGAAGCAGTAGCGGATTAAAAGATTTAAGTTTTAAATATACAGCTATTGGATTTGGTAAAGGAACTTAAATATGTTTATATTGGAGTTATCAGTTATTCTATACTTAAGATAAACATTTAAGTAATGGCCACACATGATTACGATATTGCCAACCAATCTGGTGCGGCATTTAGAACAGACTTAAATAATGCTCTTGCTGCTATACAATCAAATAACTCAAACTCTTCAAGTCCAGCAACCACAGTAGCCTATCAATGGTGGGCAGACACCTCTGCTGGAACATTAAAGATAAGAAATAGCTCTAATAACGCATGGATTGAACTGTTTCAACTTGACGGGACATTAACCCTTGAAGATGGCTCTCAGAGTGCTCCAGCACTTGCTTTTAGAGACGATTTGGACACAGGCATATTTTCAGCGGGTGCTAATCAAATTAATTTTGCAACAAATGGAGTTCCAAGACTCGATATAAGTAATAGTAATACTGTATTTAATGAAGGTGGTGCTGATATAGATTTTAGAATTGAAAGTGATGGCAATGCAAATATGTTTAAAATAGATGCTGGTAATAATCGGATTGGCATTGGAGAAGGTTCACCAAGTACAACACTTCATGTTAATGGAGATTTAACTATTACTGAAAAAATAATACATAATGGAGATTCAAATACATTTATTAGTTTTACGGCAGATGATAATGTCATCATTCAAACGGGTGGTGCTGAAAGATTTAGAGTTGCTGATCTTGGTACAACTATATCCACAACAACAGACGCATCACTTTTTATAAATTCATCAGCCTCTGGTGGTGCTCATTTGAGGTTTCAAACAAGTGGGACAACCAAATCATTTATAGGTCAGGCTGAAGGTATTTCTGGAACTTTGGGTAGTGCTGATGATTTAGGTTTTAGAAGTGCTGCAAAAATTAATTTTGCAACAAATAATAGCTCAACAAAAAGACTTGAAATTGAAACTGGAGGGGACGTTAAAGTATCAACTGGAAATCTAGTAATTGGAACAAGTGGCAAGGGTATTGATTTCTCTGCAACTGCTGATAGTTCGGCTACAGGTGCAACAGATACAAGTGAGCTTTTTCAAGACTATGAAGAAGGCTCTTGGACTCCCATCTATCAAAATAATGACAATTCACCTACATTTGATGTGCAAACAGGACGTTATACAAAAGTAGGAAGATTTGTTTACTGTACAGGTAGATTAAGTGTGCAAGGTGGAACAGCTTTAGAAACTAATGATGGTTCTGGTGTTAATATTGGTGGTTTGCCTTTTAGTGGAAATAGCGACCATCACGCTTGCCTGTTAACTCTTGGCAGATTTCTAAGTATTTTTCAAGATGGTGGAGCAAACGTTAATACTGTTCGTTTTGGAGGTAACTTTATCTTACTTATGACAGCTAATGGAAACGAAGTAACTTACTCAGAATGTAATGCGTTTGGTGATTTAACATTTGCACTTTCGTATCAACTGTAGACCGTTAGCAAGTCTATAAACTAAGCCTAGACCTGTTTTAATCGGAGATTAATCCTAATGGCACTAACTGAAACTCTTGAATACGACAAGATTGAAGTCGTTTCAATTTATAAACATTTGCAAATAAGAAAAGCAACTGTTATTAAAAAAGATGATGTTGAAATTTCAAGATCATTTTATAGATATACTTTAACTTGCGGTACTTTAGATGGCTCTGGTAATTTTGTTGCCACAGTTCTTGACAAAGAACCTGATGGCGTAACAGCTATTCCTGATGAAATAAAAAACATGGCAAACCTTTTATGGACAGATGCTGTAAAAGACTCTTACAAAACTAAATTACTTGCAACTTAGGATTTAAATTATGTCAAAAAGTCAAAAACGTATAGATCAATTAAAACTTGATTTGCAAGTTGCTGTTGATGAATTTAATAAAGTACAAGAACAGATACAACACCTTATAAGTGTTAGAGACGCTTTTAAAATGAAAGTCTTTTCTTGTGAAGAAAGAATTAAAGAACTGAAAGCACTCGAAGAAAGCAATTCAGAAAGTCAAATAGTTAATTAATCTTTTCTTGCATTTGCTTTGTCATTATTCCACCCAAAATGTACAAAGGCCCAAGAGTGGGAATAATTAACAGCATTGATATAATTAAAGTGTGAGAAATCGCTTTTAGTATTGCCTGTTTAACCATGTTTGATCGAATTATAAAAATTATTTCTATTTTGTCATTTTTAATGTCAGTTTCAATGGCAGCTTTCGGATATGTAGCAATTCGCTATATGCAAAGCCCAGAGTTTGAG